ATGTATCGATCATGCTGAAGATGTTATCGAGAAAGCCGTAGATAAATTAGGTATCACTAATAACCAAGGATTTATCTGCATCACGAATGAGGTGTGGAAGCACCGCCAACCTAATCACAAGTGTGATGAACGGCTCTTAACTACGAGTTGTAATATGCCAACACCTAGACCTAACCCTAAAAGAAAAGGAGACGACTAATGAAATGGGGATTAACACCACCTAATAAAATAGAATACATTACGGAAGATCATTATGTCTGTGATGTGAATGGACGTAAGGCTACTACGAGTAGTGGTATGACTATTAAAGTGCCTAAAGATTATTTAGAATATTACACCATAATAAAGAAAGGAGGTGACTAATGGCTAAAGCAGATTACGATTACGAGATACTGAGTGAAGTCGAGCAGTTAGAAATGATTGCTCGAATACACAAGTTTAGATTGCTTGTAGGTCAGATTAGTATTAGAAGATGTAGGAATCAAGATGATTTCACAGATACTGTTAACGAACTATACGATCATATATTTAGAGATTCAACAATCAAAAAGGAGATGCACTAATGAAAGTTAAAACAATAGAAGATACTCTTAGACCTATTATTAAATATCTTATTAAAGAAAAATATGAACCTACAGCTATTGAGTATGTAATCATTCAATCTATACAAGATGTTATTACAGAAGAAAATCTCAAGGCAAAAGAATCATCTGCTTTGGGAGATATTGAGTGTGTCACAGATACTATTGCTGATGAATACTATGTTGATGCTCCCTGCGATACTGAACCATCAACAGTAGCTAGTAATGTTGTTGATATTTCTGCTTGGAAATCTTAATGAGTTGTAAGAGATCCTCTTGTGCTAATGAAGTTATTGCTCCTAATGTTTACTGTTCTCAGTCATGTGCTGCGATTGTAAACAATAGGAGATTCATTAAGAGACACAAACAAGATCGAGGGACATACAAGTGCCTGTCTTGTCATAAGGAACAACCTAAGAGAAGTAATACGATGAACAAGTATTGTAACAACCAATGCCAGATGGATCACCGCCGTGCCATAAGGGATAAGAAGATTGAACAAGATCAGCACATGGGGGCAAGTGTTGGACATAAACGACAGCTGATTAATTATTTCAAGGACAAGAAGAGATGGTGTTGCTCTCAATGTGGGATCACCTCAGATCAAGCGGGTATGGAGCTACATCACATTGACGGGGATCGTAGTCATAATCGATTATCAAATGTTGCCGTCCTCTGCCGAAATTGTCATGGGAAGACAAACAATTTTAAGGGATTTAATAAAGGTAAATATGTGGCAGAAGAGGAGGTAGAGTTTTTCTTTTAGCCCCATAGTTAAAAGAAAGATAAAGAGAGATAATAGTAGTAGTAGCGGCCGTAATAAATAATTACTATTATTTATCTTAATATATCTTGATAACAGTATTGAATATTAATAGTGGCAAGTGAATATTAATAGTGGCAAGTGAATATTAATAGTGGCAAGTGAATATTAATAGTTATTAATAGTTATTAATAGTTATTAATAACTAATACTATATAACTATATATACTATTATTTCTCTCGGTTGTTAACAACTTGTAACACGAGGAGACAAAACCTACAACCCCCCATAGAAAATAAATTACTTATGGGGACAAGACTTGACTAGACGAAGATTAACCATTAAACTGTGGGTGGCAAGACCCGCCAAAAGATAGGAGACGACGATGACAACAGACAACAAACAAGTTGACTTTATTAAACATACGAGCTGTGACACCTGTGGATCAAGTGATGCCAATAGTGTTTATAGTGACGGACATTCATTCTGCTTTAGTTGTAGAACATATAGTGAACCTCCAACCGATCCTGAAAAATTAGAAGAGATATTACAAACTGATACTAATAGTTACACGGCTGTGACCCCTACAGTAACCCCCATCGGTATCTATCGACCCATAACAGATCGAGGTATTAAGGAGGATGTCTGTAGACTTTTTGGAGTAACCATTACCAACCCAGATAAACCAGAGTTATCTAAACACCACTACCCCTACTATGATAATGATGGTATGCATATCGCTACGAAAGTCAGAAGATGTAGGGATAAGACATTCAATTTTGAGGGCAAAGTCGGCAAGTCCATGCTCTTTGGTCAACAGTTGTGGAGTAAAGGGAGTGGTAAATATATCACAATCTGTGAGGGAGAGATCGATGCTTTGTCTATCTATCAGATGCAGCCTAAGAGTTACCCCGTAGTATCAATCAGAACAGGAGCCGCCGGAGCGGTTAGTGATTGTAAGAAACACTATGAGTTCTTGAATAGTTTTGAAAAGATATTCTTATGCTTTGATAATGATGAACCGGGTAAGGAAGCTCGAAAGAAAGTTGCTGAGATATTTCCGCCCAAGAAAGTACACATCATTAATCTATCTTTGAAAGATCCAAATGACTATCTCATGCAGAATAAACAACGAGAGTTTATAGATCGCTATTGGTCTGCAAAACCTTATACACCCGAGGGAATTATTCTGGGGGAAAATACATGGGATCTTGTAGCTAATGATAAAGAAGTAGAATCTCTACCCTACCCGTGGGATAATATGAATGAGATGACTTATGGTATGAGACTGGGAGAACTGTGTACCTTTACCGCCGGCTCTGGTATTGGTAAGTCGAGTGTGATGAGAGAGTTAGCCTACCATATTATACAGAACAGTGAACACTCGGTAGGATGTCTCTTCCTTGAGGAATCTATTGAAAGAACCGCTAAAGGTTTAATGTCTGTTCACGGCAACCAACCTTTTCATCTTCCACTGGTTGAGTCTACACCCGAGCAGAAGAGGAGGTCATGGGAAGCTACACTAGGTACGGGTCGAGTGAAACTCTGGGATCATTTTGGTTCTACAGATATTGATAACATTATATCAAAGGTACAATACTTAGCCAGTGCTTTGGATTGTAAGTTTATTATATTAGATCACTTAACGATGATTGTATCTGCTATGACCGGAGACAATGAGAGGAGAGCCATCGATAGTATTATGACAAGACTTAGAACTTTGGTACAAGAACAAAACATACATCTAATGCTGGTCTCACATCTTAGTAGAAAACCGGCATCAGACTCTGGACATGAAGAGGGAGCAATCGTTAGCCTTTCACAACTGCGTGGTTCACATGGTATCGCACAACTCTCAGACTTTTGTTTCTCATTAGAACGAAACGGTCAAGCGGATACAGAAGAGGTACGAAATCGAACAACAGTTCGTATCCTTAAAAATAGATTCAGTGGAGAGACAGGCCCATGTTGTTGGTTGCAGTGGGATAAAGAGTCTGGCAGATTAAGAGAGATACCGAATCCAAAGTTTGCAGATGATGATAGTGATTTTAAGGAGGTAACAAATGGATTTAAAGTTTAATAAAGTTATATTAGATATTGAGACCGACAGCCTTGATGCAAAGAAGATTCATTGTATTTGTGTACAAGACTATGAAACTGGAGAGTTTAAAGATTTTATACAAGAACAAGGGTGTGAGGAATTTAAACAATGGCATAATCAAGATAGAACTTACATCATGCATAATGGTATAAGTTTTGATGCCCCGGTATTGGAGAAGTTATTAGGTATTACAATATCATTAGATAAAATAATCGACACTCTTCTTATTTCTCAAATGACTAATGCACATAGAGATGGAGGGCATAGTTTAAAAGCTTGGGGTAAAAGACTTAAAGGCTCCGGTAAGCTAGAGTTTAAAGACTTTACAGAATATTCAGAAGAGATGCTTAAATATTGTCGTCAAGACGTAAACCTTACTCGAAAAATATTATTACACCTCACCCCAATAATAAGTAAGTTTAGTAAAGAAAGTGTAAGGCTTGAACATAAGGTAAGGAAGATAATCGACCAACAAGAAAAGAAAGGATTTTATTTGGACGTTCCAAAAGCAACCGATTTACTTGAAGAGTTAAAGGCGAAAGCAGAAGATATAGAAAAAGAATTAGAAGTTATTTTTCCAACGATAATAACCCCCCGATATCATAAAATATCAGGCAAAAGAATAAATGATCAAGTTGATAAGTTTAATCCAAACTCTAGAAAACAAATTGCTGATCGTCTTATCCATAAATTTAAATGGGAGCCGCAAAAGTTTACACCTACTGGACAACCTATTGTAGATGAAGCAGTATTAAAAAAACTACCAT